AGCCAGCGTGCGCGGCATCGAAATTGCCGGGGTTTTTTGACCTTTTAGCGGCAAAAGTCGGACCCTAAAAGCGGCACGCAAAGTGCAGTTGCGTGAGTTTCCTAACAATCGGCCCGAGGTGAATCGTGGCAAAAGCAGGACGCAGACCTAAGCCGACGGCCCTTCGCATCCTTGAAGGAACCGCCAAAGGACCGCCGAAGCGGGAGCCATCGGCACCGGTCGGTGTGCCGCCGATGCCTGAGCGGCTGAAGGTTGACGAGATCGCCATGGCCAAGTGGCACGAGCTTGCAGGCATCCTGTCACGCATGGGCGTGTTGACCACGGGCGACGGCGAAGCCCTGGCCACGCTGTGCGAGGTTCACTCGGCCGAGCAGTCGTGCCTGCTGCAGCTGCGGGCCGGCGGTGCCGTCATGCACACCGACCTGGGTGGCGTGAAGCCCAACCCGGCGGGGCCGCTCTACCGCTCGCTGGTTGCCATGAAGGCTAGCCTGTTGAGTGAGTTCGGGCTGACGCCTTCCTCGAGGACGAAGCTTGCCACGCAAGTCGAAGTCAAAAAAGACGAGCTTGAAGAGTTCTTCGCCGCCCACGGCTAAGCATCGGCTGGGGCTCGACCAGGCGAAGGTCAAGCGGGTCTATGAGTTCTTTGAGAAGGTGCTGAAGCACAGCAAAGGCCAGACGGCCGGGCAGCCGTTCCTGCTGCTGCCATGGCAGAAGTACGTCTTAGGTGAAATCTTCGGTCGGTGTAAGCCGGACGGTACGCGACAGTACCGCCAGGCGTACATCGAGATCCCGAAGAAGAACGGCAAGTCGACGCTACTTGCCGGCATCGCCCTTTACATGCTGGTGGCAGACGGTGAGGCCGGGGCAGAAGTCTACGGTGCGGCAAGCGACCGCGAGCAGGCCGGCATCATCTACCGCGAAGCCGCGTCGATGGTTCGCTCGTCGCCGGCTCTGTCCAAGGTGCTGGAAGTGCTAGACTCGCGGAAGACGATCATTCACAAGGCCAGCAACTCGTTCTATCGAGTGCTGTCGGCGGATGCGTTCAGGGCCGAGGGACTGAACATCTCCTGTCTACTGTTCGACGAGTTGCACGCCCAGCGTGGCGACCGCCGACTGTGGGACGCTCTGCGGTACGGCGGTGCGGCCCGGCGTCAGCCGCTTGTGCTGTCGATCACGACGGCCGGCGAGGCCAATAAGTCGCACTTGTGGTACGAGCAGCACGACTATGCCGAGCGGTGCATCGCAGACCCGGCCTTTGATCCATCGTTCTTCGGCTGCATCTACGCGGCTGGCAGGGAGGATGATTGGAAGTCTCCGAAGATTTGGCACAAGGCGAACCCGTCCCTCGGCGAGACGATCAGCGAGGAGTCCTTCGCCGCAGACTGCAAAGAGGCTGAGAACTCTGCTACGAAGCTCAACTCGTTTCTGCGGTATCGGCTCAACATTCCCACTACCTCCGACGTTCGGTGGCTGCGGCCCGACCAGATCGCCGCGTGCATGGGGCCGCTGTCGGAATCTATTGAGGGCCGGGAGGTGTGGTGTGGGCTCGACCTGGCCAGCAACTACGACACCACGTGCTTTTCCGCCGTGGCTCCAAACGATGCCGGCGGCTACGACGTGCATGTGATGGCGTGGATTCCCGAGCACAACGCCGCCGAGCGCGAGCGAAACGACCGGGTGCAATACACGGCGTGGCACCGTGACGGGTGGCTGACGTACACCGAGGGCCGCAGCACTGACTACAAGCTGGTCAAGGCCGACATTCTGGAGTTTGCCCAGAAGCACCGCGTCCGCAAGCTGGCCATTGACAGGTGGAACGCGACGCAGCTGGCCACCGAGCTCTCCGACGAGGGCTTGCCGGTGACGTTGTACGGGCAGGGTTTTGCGTCGATGACAGCGCCGACTCGCCGCCTAGAGGCCCTTGTGGTCGATGGAAAGGTGCGGTTTGGATTGAATCCGTTGGTAGGTTGGCAGTTAGGAAACGCGGCCGTCCAGACCGATCCGGCCGGGAATCTCAAGGTAAGCAAGGCCAAGAGCACGGAGCGAGTGGATGCCGTCGTGGCCACCATCATGGCCGTAGGCGTCCACATGGGCGAGAGCATGAAGCCCGCCGATATGCCCGAAATCTCCTTCTGGTAGGACGCATGGACGCGACAGCCGCACGGCCAGAAATCAACTTTCTTGGCACCCGCATGTCCCGGTGGGATGACCTCGTGGCAATGGCCGGCGAGAGTGGCGTGAGGATCACGCCCGAGACGGCAATGAAGACGGCGGCGTACTTCGCCTGTGCCCGCGTGGTGGCCGAGACGGTAGGGAGCCTTCCGCTCCACCTCTATCGCCGCCTGGACGACCACAACAGCGAGCGTGCCAAAGATCTCCCGCTGTACGGCGTGCTCGCCAAGCGGCCCAACAAGTGGCAGACCCGCTATGAGTGGGTCGAGCAGATGTGCCTGCACCTGGGATTTTACGGCAATTCGTACCAGTTCAAGGTGGCCGGCGACCGCGGCAGCGTCAGCGAACTTCGCCCACTGAACCCGGCCGGGATGAAGGTAGTTCAGGAAAGCGACATGTCGCTGTCCTACGTTTACACGGACCCGAGCACGGGCCGGCAGCAAGCGTACCGCGACGATCAGATCATGCACGTGCGGTGGTTGTCGTTCGACTCCGTGCACGGCGAGGTGCCGGTCGAGCTCGGCAAGGACGCCATCGGCTTGGCTCGCGCACTCGAGCAGTACGCCGCGACGTTCTACCGGAACAACGCCCAGCCCGGCATCATCCTGCACACCGATCAGGCATTGCCCCGCGAGGTACGCGAGCAACTGCGGGACCAGTGGGAGTCCGCCCATCGAGGCCCTGCCAAGGCAGGCCGCACGGCGATCCTCAGCAACGGGCTCAAGGCCGACAGTGTCTCGGCTACGAACCAAGAGAGCCAACTGGCCGAGCTGTGGATGCAGTCGCTGCTGGCCATCTGCCGAGTCTGGCGGATGCCGCCGCACATGATTCAGGAACTGGGCAGGGCGACTTGGGGCAATTTGCAGAGCGAGATGGTGTCGTTCGAGAAGTTCACCATCGCCCCGTGGCTGCGTCGCATTGAGGGTGCCATTGAGCGTGACGTGCTGCCCGAGGACGGCGACCTGTACGCAGAGTTCTTGGTAGAGGGGCTTCTTCGCGGCGACATCACCAGCCGTTACCAGGCGTACGAGATCGCCATCCGCAACGGGTGGCTGACGCCTGAAGAGGTGCGGATGAAAGAAAACCTCGGCCCGATGCCAGAGGGCGACGACTCGCCAGGCGAGGTTGAGGACACGCCGGGCGACGCTGCCGAAGACGTGGCCGAAGTAGCAGACGGCACGAGCGAAGACATGCCAGGCGACACGGAGGACGATTCCAATGGCTGATGAGCACGACGGCGTCATGGTGGCCGAGCAGATCGAGCGACGCGATTGGGAGTTCGCTGAAGACGGCGGTGCCGTTGTCGAGACCCGTGCCGACGGGCGTATGGTGCTTAGCGGCTTTGCGGTCAGATACAACACGCTGAGCGTTGATCTCGGCGGGTTCCGTGAGACCATCCTGCCGGGTGCCTTTGACAAGGTGCTTAGCCGCCAGCGTGGCAAGCAGGACGTGGTGGCCCTGTTCAATCACGATGCCAACCAACTGCTCGGCCGCACGTCGAGCGGGACGCTCGAGCTGTCCAGCGACGAGAAGGGGCTGCGGTACTCCGTCGTTCTTCCCAACACAGAACTGGGCCGCACAGTCGGCGAGCTCGTCGCTCGTGGCGATTTGCGTGGATCATCGTTCGCGTTCACGGTTCCGGCGGACGGAAAGGGCGAGCAGTGGACGCAGGGCGAGGACGGCAAGCCTCGGCGTGCCATTCGCGAGGTTTCTGGCCTTTTCGATGTTTCCGTAGTGACGCACCCTGCGTACCCATCTTCGACCACGAGCGTTGCCCGTCGAAGCTTGGAGGCGTGGCTAGCATCTCATCAGCCGGCGCAAGTGCCGGTTCTGGATGCGAAGCCAGGCATGCGGCCGGCAACGGCTGCTGGTCTGCGGCTTCGTGCCGCACGTCTGAGGAGCTTTTTGCGTGGTATCAGCCGGTAGCACGTGCCCCAAGTGCAAGGCAAATCGCCTTCGTACTCGCTCAAGCGTTCAGTACGGCGAGCACCATCAGGTGCGATACCTTGAGTGCTGCGGCTGCGATTACAAGACAAAAGCCATCGTGCCGGCCGATGCGGTATGGCGTCGGTCTCTTGTACCGTACAAACGCGATAGATAGCGCACGGCCATCTTGCCCGTAGTGTGAACGACAGACACGGACTGTCACCGTTCACCATTACGGAGTGCCAAGGATGGCATCGCAACTCACCAAGCTTCAGGACCGGGCCGCCGCTGTGGCCGCCATGCTCGATGACCTCTCGAAGGTCGAGGACCGCTCCGCTGAGCAGGTCGCCGAGATGGACAAGCTGGCCGGCGAAGCCGAGCAGCTCGAGAAGGAGCTTGCCCGCGAGCACGCCATCGCCGAGCGGATCACCGCCCTGCGTGGCAAGGTGGCTGCGACTGCGAAGCCCGTCGAGGTTGCGGCCGTGCATGCGGCCCCGGCTCCGGCTGCCGAGCGGGCGACCAGCGGCAAGGCCCGCCACTTCCGTTCGTCCAGCGACGCTGAGGCGTGCGGCCGGTGGATTCGTGGCTACGTTCTCGGCCGTGCCGAGGATCGTTCGTGGTACGAGAAGAACGTCGAAGCTCGCGCCCTGTCGCCCAACGACAACAACAAGGGCGGCGTGTTCATCCCCGACACCTTCGCCTCGACGGTCATCCGGCTGGTGGAGTCCTTCGGTGCGTTCCCGGCGCAGGCCAACAACCTGCAGATGACGAGCGACACGCTCTACATCCCGCGTCGGGTGAGCGGCAACACGGCGTACCACACGGGCGCCAATGCCGAGACCACCGTCACGGACATGGGCACCGACAACGTGATGCTGTCGAGCAAGGAAGTCCGCGTCGGCACCCGCGTCCCCAACCAGCTGATCGACGATTCGGCGATCGACCTGGCCGGGCTCGTGGCCGAGGAGTTCGCCCTGGCCATCGCT